GAGGTCGTGATTTCCCGCCATGATTTCTTTCTTGAAACCGTTGTATATTGCGTCTGCCATACTATGCGAGGTTATCGAGCGCTGCTTCTACTTCCGCAAGGTACTCATCACCGTAGATGTCGCGCGCTTGGTTTTTAAGATCGACCACGCGCTGTTTTGCCACTGCTGCGCGCTGTTCGCAGTTTTGTACCTTCTGTGCAAAGTGGAGCACCTGATTGCGCAAAGTCTCACGGTCGAACACGATCCCACCGTCCTGCGTGCGGAACGCAATGCCGCGACGCTTCTCGATGATAGAGCGTGCTACTTTTTGTACTTCACGAGGAAGGTCGGCGAATTTTGCCTTTCGCTCTGCTCGTGGGAGCGCTGCGAAGGCTTCTGCCTGATTGTTGATTTCTGTTTGATCCATATTCTCTCGTTTATTAGTAATCTTGCCCATCGTCGTAGGGCACGTTCGCAATGTTGTCCCGCACTGCATTTCGCCCCCGGAGCTTCTCGTATAGATCCGTGAGGTCTATTTCGAGCTTTCGTTCGCTCTCTGTGAGCGGGAGCGGCTTTTCCTTTCCTGACTTGTACGCGATCGACACCATTTTCCGGAGCGCGTTGTGCGCACTGCGTGGCAACCGTACCGATGTATTGCTGCTCGGGATGGACAGGTCTGTATCTGACGACAGGTTCGCCTCCGTGAAGTCTTCCGGGTACACCTCTGACACGAGCTTGAGCCCGCCGGTTACATCCTCGATCGCGCTACCTGACAAGATCACGAGCTCGGTGCCGTGGAAGTAGTACCGCGGCTTCTTTGTACTGAACTCTTTTTGTATGAGTGTCTCCTCCCGGAGCGCGAGCTGCCGGTCGTTGATGTACCCATAGTCGATCTCGTCGAGCAGCTTCCAGTTTGTGCCGTCGAGTTTTGCCGACACGTACCGGGTGCTCTTGAGCCAATCGGTCGGGTATGTGTAGTTGCGTACCCCGGCTTCAAGATCGCGCACGTCTTCCGCGAGAAAATAGCCTTCGTCCACGTTCGCGACGATGAGCTCGGCGAGGTTGTCTTTTGCTGCATTCATGAGCAGCACAAGATCCGCGTCCGGCAATGTCGCGTTATTCGTCTTCGTGTCTATCGTTCGTATGAGCGATGCAAAGTTTGTACCTGTCATGATGTCGTTGTGGTGCTCCTCTCCCTTCCCTTGCCCCCCGAAAGGAGCAAGAAAGGGATCGGAGCGTTTTGACTATTACGCAAGCGCGTCTGCACGTTCCGGATTTGCTTGCACCTTTTGATTTGCGCCGATTTTTCCTTCTGAGACTAACCGCTCGCGAACGATCTCCGCTACCTGCATGGGAAGCTCGACGTACTCGCCGCGCTTGATCTCCATGCGATAACCGTTGATGTTCACCACAAACGGTATCTTGTCTGCAACTTCTGGTTTCACGCCCGGGTCAAATGGAATGAGCATCTGCACCTTTGGTTGCTTTGCGAGGTGCTCTTTCATTGTAAGCGCGTCCTTCTTCCAAGCTCGATCAACATCTCGGTCGTTTGCAGCCGGTGCCGTCGGTTCTGAACTATCCGGATTTTCCGGACTGTTCGTACCCGCTGCATCTGCCTCCTGCAAACGTGCGATGATGTCTTCCTTGGTGCCTGAGGAATTTACCTGACGCTCTGATGCGTGCTTTCGCAGGTCTTGGTATGTCAATTTCTCGTAATCCATGATGTGTATTGTTTAGCTCCTAATGTTGGGATTGGCGGCACTATGTGCGCTTTGTCCTAGTACCTAGGATGATACCGCGTGTTCAAGACGCACCATGAAGTCGTCGTTGAGGATCTTCGCAACAAACGTTGCCTTCCAGCCGGTAGTACCGCGCTGCTCGAGCGGGTCTGCCGTACCTGCGGAGCCCAGAGGCTTCACAATGTTACGGAGTGACTCGCCGCTGATGCGTGTGACACCGTACGCCTCCGCGCCCATGATAAGGGTTGCGTATACGTCGATGCTGCTTGCACCTGCGCCGGTAAAGACCTTTGCGTTCGGAGTTTCAACAAAGCGTACCTCGTTGATCTTACCGACCTCGCCCTCCATGACCTTCATGTTTGAGCTGTACTTCTCTACTGGTACCCATCCTGTCTCGTCCTGTAGATCATAGGTAGTGTCTGGGTGACAAATACCAATATACGAAGCCGCGACTGGTTCGGTTGCGATACCGGTGCTTGCCCCGATCATCGAGGTTACACGACGAGCCTTGTTGCCCTTGAGCGTACGGATCGCCTTGCGCACCTCGGTTGCGGTGAGCAGGTCGGTTGAGGTGATCGCAGCGCGTGCGACTTGCCCCACGTACGTCACTGTGGTACCTGCTGCAAGAACATCGCGTGCAAGCTGGTCGAGCGTGTCGCCTGCCTGATCGCCAAGGATCATCGCAAACTCGGTAAGCACCGCGTCCTTGCTTTCGTAATCAACAACATCCGTGAATGTCACGAAGTCGCCGTACTGCGAAACATTCGCAGTGATGTCGGTTACAGACATTTGACTGCCTGATGGAGTGACACCCTCGGTGAGCGCAGTGGTAGCCGCGCTGAGGTTGCCGTACCGACGGAATTTAATGGTGTTCGTTCCTGCCTTGCGCGGGATGTCCTTTACCTGTCCGTACTTGGTGTGCAGGAACAAAGGAACAGCACGCATGAGCAGCGTCCGGGAGTAGAAGTTGTTTACTTCTGCCGGGATCTGCGTTCGTGTCGTGTTAGCCATGATAGCGTTTTTTTATTTTGTAAAGTGTGTTGTTCTAGCGTCCGCTATGAAGCACTTTGTCCACTTCCTTCTGGAACTCCGCGTCGCTCATGTCCTGAACAGACTTGCTGCTGGTCTTTGCGACGTTTCCTCCTGCGGTTCTGGTCTTTAGTGCTCGAGCGTCTGCTGCCTCACGTCGTTCTGCGCCTATCCGAAGCAGGTTTTCACCGGCCACGGCGTACATGAGTTGCTTCGTGGGGATATTCCGCCACACCTCATTTTGCGCCCAGCGTTCGGCTTTCTCTGCGAACTGCTTGAACTCGGGATTGTCGGTAATGAACTCGTTGATTTCTGATCGCAACTCCGCCTGTTCTTGCTGTTTCATGATCGGCTCGAGGTGTTTTTGCACTCTCTTGTCAATCACTTTTGCATCTTCTGGCGATAGATCATTATCATCTTGCTCATCGTCCGGCTCCCCCTGCTCCGCCTTCTTTGCATCGCGTTCTGCTTTGCGCTGCTGGCGTAGCTTTACCCAATCCTCGTTGGTGCGCTTCTTACGCACTGGGGGCTCGTCGGAGTCGTCTTTCGGCGCCTCCTCCTTGGGTTTGCCTTCTTGTGAAGGATCGTTGGTGCTCTCTGCACCGTCGGCATCTTGTGTTTCCGGAGCGTCTGCCGTTTCCGCTCCCTCACCGACGGTACTTGTCTCGTCGATGGTAGGTGTTTCTTCTCCCATGTTTTGTATGTTACTCGGTCAACCTAGAAAACGGGGCTCAAAAACTAGGTTCCGGTTGATAATCGAGCCCGACACGAGCTCGCAGGGGGAGCTGTGCGGAGCAAGGGTATCGCCAACCCCAACACACAGCCCCCTTTGCGAACTTATGTATCACTCAACACATTTGCATCGTTGCCATATACCTGCGGTTCCCATGATTTACGGTATGGATCGAACTCATCCGGCGCTGCGCCTTCGAGACTGTCACTGTCCAGCGAACGTGCGAGCATGCCCGGAAGCTCTACTAGCTGCTTAAGCTGTGCATGCATGATGCGTAGCTCGTCGGTATCCTCGTCGCTCATACGAGCGCCTGTCTCCGGATCGAGCTTGTACACAATCGCCTGCTCAAGCTGATGCAAGTTGTTTCCGATCACCTTCTGCACGATCTGCCACCCGACGGTGTTTTCCATGTGGCGCAAGTGCTCCGCGTACGCATTTGCAGTAGGCTCGTCGATCTCGCCAGTCGTAAAGGGCGTGTGCAGGTCGAGCGCTGCTTTCTTCTTTGCGGTCTTTTTCTTTGTGGTCTTTTTTGCTGCCATATTATGCGTTCATGGTAGGGAGCTGGCGTGTTGCTTGCCGCCCCTCTGGTCGAAGTTGCTCCCCGAGCTCGCCTTCCGGCATTGCCTGCGCCGGTGCTTGCGGCACAAGATCCGGTCGGAACTTCTGCAAGATCAGTGCTTTCTTGTGTGCCTCGATGTGCGCCTTCTTGGTCGGGCTGTCCGGAAGCTTGTTGTGTACGTGCATGTGTAGGTAGTGGTCGTCGTTCGGGAGCACAATCGCCTTTTTCCCATCCATGATGAGCTGGTTTTCCTCCTCTGCGCGCAATTCGTCGATCGTGTCCGGGAATACTTGCTCGATAACGTCCGTCTTGAGGCCAATGAGCTTGCCGTAGTGCCGTAGAGCTGCGCGTACCTGTGCAGTGGGATCGTTTGCGGCCATTTGGATGTAGTCGCGATACATGATTGCCTCGTTCTGACGCTTTCCTTCCGCAACACGACGGCTCTCGATCTTGATGTCGGGATCTTTGTGTGTGGTGACGAGGTCTTTCTTTGCAAACGGTCGCCATGTAGCGCCAAGTGATCCCACGATGCGTGCGGTCTTCTCCTCGATGCCGTCCTCGAAGTTTTCGCGCAGGTGGCGGTAGTATTCCTGCCAAAAGCGCTTTTCGCTCCATCCGAACACACGAGCGGCCAAGCTGTAACGTGTATCTGATCCCTGCTCCACAAGGTTGTCCCGGGTAGCGGTACCTGCTCCGGTCGGTCGTGCGCCCTGCTTTATGTCCGGTGTTGCTGAGGCCTTCTGTGCGCTGAGGTCGAGCGTGTCCATGATGTATGACACGTCTGACTTGAGGTGGTCTTTGGTAAGTGGTACGGCTGCATTGCGCGGATCGCCCTTCACGCCGATGAACTTGTTGAACTGGAACGAAAAGTCGGTTCGCTCGTCGATCTTGTTCTTGTCGTACAGGTACATCGGTAGCAGGTTCGCCTTGACGCCCTTGAGTGACAGGTTCAATGCAACAGCTCGAGCTCGTTGCTTGTCCTCGACAAGATCGGGGATGCTGACGCTGTCCCATGAGTTAGGGATCGGGAACAACACGCGATCCACGATGGGCATACGATCTCCCTCGAGCTCATCTGCACGGATCACGCGCTGCATGTCGTCTGCAAGCGTTACAAAGTACAATTTGCCATTCCACCGGGTGAAACCTTCCACCACCTTGTACGTGGCATTCTCGCCGTCCACGTTGCTGTGCTTCTGTAGATCACTGAGGCCTGCTGCCTCGGCCTGTAGGCGCATGTATTCGTCGAGCGGGCTCCGGGTGTTGTTGTACTGCTCGCTCGGCTTGAGCGTTTCATAGTCAAAATAGTTGCCATTTTCGAGGTCTGCTTTGCACAACCGTGTCTCGCGGTACAGGTAGCGGCTTTTTCCACGCCCTAAACGGTCACCATTCACGCTTCCGGCCTCCGGATCGCGCACAACAGACATAGCACTCCACACAACCGGCGCAGGAGTCTTTGTGTCTTTGTCCCATTCCATCGTGCATATAAGCCCGCGCCCATAGAAACATGACTCAAATATCCACTCATAATCAACCATGTCCTTCTCCATGATGTCGTAGTCGTACTCGGCTACGATCGTGAGGTTTTCGGCAGCTTCCTCGTCGCCCATCTCCCGGGGTGCGAACGTCACCTGCAAGCGATCCTCATAAAGCTCGGCAAGTACGGTCTGGAATATAGAAAACAGCGTCGTATCGCCCACGCTTTCCTTGTCTCGCTTCTGATTGTTGAACAGTTTGAGTCGGAGCGCCCACTCATCCCACTTTGGCTTGAGGTGCCACCATCCTTGGTTCCACTCGCTTTGCACCTGCTTTACGAGGTCGGTGTACTCGTTCCGATCAGCTTCTTGTGCCTCCTCGGGCTTCTGCGCCTCTGTAACGGCCGGAAGGTTCTTGTTTGTATCTGTAGCCATATTGTATGAAAAAACGCCGACAAGAGCCCATTTTGGGGCAATGCGGCGATAATCTGCTCAAGTCTCGTATACTACTTCGTCGCTTCGTCGAGTTTGTAGTCTACGGTTGCCTCGGCGTACGGTGCAAGATAGTTTACGACGTCCAAGAGTTGCTTCTCGGAATAGTCGCGCCCTAGCAAGGCTTGCAAAGGTGTGCGCCGGATCGTTGCGTGCATCGTGTAGATCGCTCCGTCAATAACGGCAAGGTACTCGAACGTATTGCCGTAGTTGCGGTAGTAGATCTTACATCCACGATACTCACCTGCTTTCAATGTGCGTATTTGCATAAAGAGGTTGGCGTGCTTATAGAATAACACAACGAGCGGGGTGTCATGCAAGTTTTCCACAAGACTAGCCGAGATAGCCGTTTTTCAACAAAATTCTTTTGAGGTGTTTTTCCCGCATCTTTGTTGCCTTAGAAAGTGTTGGTGCGTCGAGCCTACAAAATGTTGACCGATGATTTTGCAGGTACTCATAAAATAGCGAAACGGCAAGACCTCGACGAGCAAGCCGAGACGACAAACGACGTATTGTGCTCATTGCGTGAGGTGTTTTCTTTGCATTTTCTATAACGCCAAGCCAACTGTTGCAGCGATTGCACAACACATCACGAACACGCCCCGTTTTGTGGTCATGATCAACACACAACTTTTTACTAGTTCTACAAATTGCACAAGCACCACGCAACAGCCGATACTCTATACGTTCTTCTGCACTCATTTCTAGAAAAGATTTTTGCATACTTGGTATGTGTTATATGTACTTCATTCTTGGAGGAGCTGTCCGGTCGGGTACAACCCTTCCACGCTTGTGACAACACAAAACGCAATCAACGACATATTTTCATGACACATCATGTTGTAGACTTCGCATTTACCTTCACCCTTGTTATCGCTGCCGGTCGAGTAAACCCATGCATACACGCTCCGCTACTTGTCACCCATCGGATAGAGGTTGTGTGCCTCAGTGCGTGTGCTTCATGTGACGGTACTGCACAGCGCCATGCATGCGACGTCTGTGAGCTTGTGGTTGAGGATGTTGTGAACTCAGAGCCACCAGTAGATCTGTGAAGCCTTGCTCCTTTCCATCAAACACACAAAGACCACACGTTGCCGTGCGGTCTTCATGTCCTGTTTGCAATGAATAGGTGAAAAGACACTGTATGTCCTTTCATCTGCTCACTATATGCACAATGTACTGTACTATTCATTGCACATGCAAGTGTATCACATTCGAGTTATCCACACAAGTGCAAAAAAAAGAGCCCGGCTTGCCCTCCGGACTCTTTTTTCAGATTGCAGGCATCTCGCCTGACTGCATGATCAGCCCCCTGAACACTAGCAGTCGCCGGTTCCCCTTTGGGGTACCACAATCAGTATAGCAGGCGGCTCGGTCGAGTGCTAGTTGTGGACATGTTCCATGTACCTGTGCAGGTGTTTTCTCACCCCGCTGCACCAATTTCTTGGAACGCCTCCGACAATGCTATGCCTACCTTCTTACGACGTGGCATGCTGCTGTAGGCTCTATCGGTCATACGGATCATCGCTTGCTACGTCTTCACCCTCGTATACATTGCTCTGATGCTGGTACACATAGCCCGGCTCACGCATGAGGATGCGCCCCAAGCATTCGATCGTGTGGTCGTCCTTGTCTACCGGCTTCTCCTTCCGATTTCGCTCCTCAGCGGCCTTTCCTTTCCATTCCTGCCACCGGTAGTGCTCCATCTCGTATATGAAGCGTTTGCAGTTTGAGAACACGTATATCTCCGGCGCTCGTATCAACTCGCCGTTGGTCATGGTGTAGTTGAGCGCAGTGCCGATCCGGGCGTCTGCTGCTGCGCGGGCTTTGCTTGCTTCGATGTAGGATAGACCTTCATCACCAAGCATTGCTGCGAGGCTCCGGTTCGTGTGTTGATCGACGATGAACGCGCTGGGATCGCACACAAACGGCTCCTCCATGCGATATTGCCCATTCTTGGCCTTTATGTCCCGGGCAAGGTGTCGCACGTCTCGAGGCTTCTCGTAGTATTCATCGACAATGTACTTGCGCCCTTTGCGGTCTACTGCTACCCATAGCCCGGCGTCCGGGTTTCTCGGGTGCGGATCGAGTGAGTGATATACCACAAAGTCGTCCGGATCGAGCGCGAACGGTTCAATGACGTGTATGTCTCTGTCCCATTGCTTATACACAAGGCCTATGAGGTGTTGGAATTTACCGTAAACACGCGCTTGTCGCTCGTCTGCGGGGTATTCAGCGACCATCTGGAGTATGTGGTCGTGCTCGAGGTGTCCACGAACGCCGTGCTGCTTGCACACGCTCTCCACGTCGGCAGTAATGTGAAAGATGCGACGCTGCACCGTGATCGGCTCGTCGTTTTCACGGAGCTGTACCGTTGTTTCCACTTTTCCTGATGCAAAGAGGTCATAGAGGTGAGCACTTCCCCCGATCGGGGTTGCTGTGATCATAATGACACCACCACGTCGCATACGAGCGATAGTAGCCTTGAGGATCGCGTCCGGTGGCGGTTCGTCAAACCACGCCCACCCAAGCGTCACACCCTCGAATTGCTCCGCGTCTTGATCGTACGTCATGATGTCCCACGACCACCCGGTATCGGTGTTCCATTGAGACTCGAAGTGTTTGTTTGCTTTGCTTGTGGTGTACCGGTCTTGTGGCAGCCAAAACTTGAGCTCGTTGACCATGTTCTTCTCCACGAGCGATCCATCGGTGACGAGACGGCCGTTCGTGCGATACGGCCACTTCTCGAACACGCCGCCCTGAAACCATGGATTGTGCCCCGGGAATGCGAGGTTTGCGATGATGTTGCAGGCGAGCGCGGTCTTTCCGACACCGTTTGCAGCACTGATGAACACGATCAGATAGTCGTCGCTCTTGAATGCGTTGATGAACTCCTCGCCTACACCACTAGGCTCGTAGTACCGGAACTTCTCGTTCTTGAGCCGGTAGTGCTGTAGCTGTAGTGGTGTGAGCTTGCTTTGCTTCATGCTAGGAGCTTGGCGGGGTTTTGTAGTAGATGTTCTGGCCGTTGAAGTGGTCTACCTCGTGCATGAATATGCGCGCCTTGAGGCCTTCTACCCACTCGACACACTTCTTCATGCCGTGCGATCCTCGTGGTATCTCATACGCAACCTTGATCCGGAACGGTCGAAGCACGAGCTTTGTGGTCTTCTCCGGCCATGTCATGCAGCCCTCCTTGGCCTCGAGCTCGTTTGGTGCGGTCACTTCGGTGTCCACAAGCTTGATCTCTCGGCGCCCGGTCTTCTCGTTCATGACGGTTTTGCGTACCGGCTTTACCATTTTGATGTCCTCGGCGATCTCCACGACCTGCGCGTTGAATATCCTCCGATCGGGGAACCGTGTGTTCGTTGCAGACTCTTTTGTGTCCACAAACATGTTGTGTACTACAAATATCTTTCGAGGCTCGGTGCTGTCTGTGACTTGCGAATGTGCCAAAGCGTAGCACATTTTCTTATTTTCCTTGTCCCACGTCTCGGCCATTCCGTCCATGAACTCCACCATCTCATCGGCAAGGTGGCGATCCTTGTACTCTGCCGGCACGCTCTTGGCATATATCCCGATCCCGGGCTTAGTCGGCCTCACTATTTCCATGGTTTTGTTTTGTTATATCGTCAATCTGCTTGTAATGGCGAGCGTGTGCGCGCTTTGCCCACTTGATACGCATGTTCTTGGCGAGCTCTACCATGTCCCACGTAAGCCCCTCAAACAGTATAAGAGCCTCGAGGATGGTTGCATCGAACTTCAAATGCATCTTTTTGATCCGGCTGTATTCTTGTGATTGCTTCATACGGCCACAGAAGCCCCTCTGAGGCGTTCTTCGTAGTTATTGAGCACACGGTCGATCCGGTACTGATTGTGCTTGTACAGGCGCTCTCGTGCATCTCTGGGCGCCTTCTTTTCCGTCTCGAGACACTCCTCGAGCAAGTGTTGCATCTTTTGCAAGTATTGCGCTGCTAGATCCTGCTTATTCATACGATGGATTGAGCTCTTTGATGCTTGAAACACGCACATGCCCGCTCTCATATACCTCGACTGCGACAAAGTCTGCATGGTCGGGCTTGATGCCGTCTGGTGTAGGGAATGCCGCGATTGCGGTCTTCACGTAGTGCTGCACGTCCACGACCGACACCTTGGCGCTTGTGCTCTCGTTCGTGGGCTTGTAGATAACGATACAGTTGACCCTTGCCTTGGCGATGCCCGGGATGATCTTCTCGTTGATTGCCTTCACTGCCTTGGCGTCTGCCTCGTCCTTGATGTCGATGTTGATAGTGGGGATCCCGATTGTGACGTCCTTCCGGCCGTCTTCGTGCTCGGTGACACTGATCTTCTTTCCGTCGGGGGTTTCGTGAGTATTCATGGCGATATTTTGCTTATTGCTTGGTAAAGAATTTGCGTTGCTCCTCGATCTCGCGTTGTAGGTCTTCATCGGTGCGCTCGTCGTACGCTGCAAAGGAGTGTTTGTGATCGTGCTGCTCCCGGATGCGTGCCTTGAGTTTGTTATACTCCGCGATCGCTTTGATCTTGACCGACATTTCCGCGTCCTGCGTAATGAGCTTCTCGAGCTGCTTGTCCACAAACGTATCATTGAGGCCTCGAGACTCAAACTGAGCGTTTATTTCAGCACAGATGTGAGTATTTGTAAGCAGCTTATGCGCCGCGTCCCTCACGCTGTCATACGTCATATAGTTGCCTGCTCCTTCCGGCTTCTGCCCTTTGTATAGGATCACCTCAAACGCTTCTATGTAGCTTTGCGTACCATTGCAAAAGAACTCTTGATCGCTTCCGTAGAGGGTGCAAAACTTCTTTTCTTGCGGACTGAGTACGCCTAGGTTTCGGCTCGACCGGGACTTGCGCTTGGTCGGTTTCTTTTTGACGATCTTCTTTGCGGTCTTCTTAGTTGCTGCCATATAGTGTGAGTATACCACATACTACCGAGCGGCTTGTCGTACTATCCACACCACTGGCTTGGTTGTGACTTATATCATTGCCTTGCAAACTTCGACGAACAGTTGCGCCTTCTCTCGATGATACTTCCATCTTCTACTTTGCAATTCTGATAGTAAAGCTTCTGGTCTTTTCTTTTTTTCTGCGAATGGCTTTGTGAGCTTGTTCAACTTTGCAAGCTCGTTTGTACTACGTGCCATTGGTGACAGCCATATATGCCATGCCGGTATCGCCAGCGTCACGCACACAAGCAATAGACTACTTAGTATCTCCATGCGCGTTTGCCATTACGATGTGCCCTCTAAAATAATCAACAAGGAGCGCAAACACGTACTCGCGCGTTTGCTCGTGCATCTCGCACCATTCGACACAATGAAGACTTTTGAATAAGTCTCTGTGCTCCTTTGAAAATATAACGTCGTTTTGTGACGCAATCTCATCAACCTTGCATACTGAGAAGTGTTTACCTTCAAACATATTTTTTAATGCAGACAGCGTAACTTGTCCTTTTATGTGCTCCGGCACTTCATCGCGTCCATATTTCTCCAGTACGCTGTCAACGGCTGCAAGCATGATTTTTGTGTTGTTGTTTTGAATGATTATCTTCATGGTATACTTTTTATGTTTGGACCTTAGTCAGTGTACTGCGAACGGTCGTCTTTCGGGGCGGCCTTTTCGCGTTCACGCTCCAACTCTTCCATAATCCGATACCTTCCGAGGACGTAGGCAAAATCAAACATGTCTTCCATGTTGCCGCGTTTGACCAAGGCTTCGTAGACTCCGCGCTCTTCTTCTGTGAGGATTGCTTTGCTCATAGTGTCGTTTGATTAGTGCTTGGTAGTAAGCGTACTGCTCATTCCTACATTCCGGTATCTGCCCCTTACTGAGTGATACGTTCGCGCTGTTGTGGTTACCGTAGCGGGGTAGCATGGTTTTACTCTTTGTCACACTCACAGTTCTCTGCTTCGTTCTTTTCCCAGTAGCAGCATCTACATACTGGGCATAACCACCCATCATACGCAATTTCGCTGTGCCCAAAGTCATCCACATGCCTTTTTATTTGGTCTGCCATGTTGTCCAAGTGGTTTGTGTCATCCCAGCATATAGACGATATGGATATGTTGCCAAAGTTGCCAGCGTTTCGTGGGTAAACTTTTAGGTATGCTGTGTCTGGGTCTCCTATCGCTTCTTTTTTTGCTGTTGTGTTCATACTCTATTTGTCACCTTCCACGCATCCCAATACTTGTCGTACCATACAAGTATCTCTAAGTCGGGGGTGTCTTCGTGCCACACCATGCCACTGTGGTAGGAAATGATGTCGTACGTGTCGCCATTCCACCTAACATTCGTTACGTCTCCATCACTGTCTAGGGTCTTATACTCCTCTCCGTCCTCTGGCAGGTAGCGACGCTCTGCACTTTGCATACGAAGTACGGCTTTCTCTGCTTCTTCGCGGGTGGGGTAAGCGTTGTTGTGGTGATAAGCTCTTGAGTTGAGAAATCCTTGATATGTTTTTTCGCGAACTTCCCCTATACTGATTACTTCGTACACGGTCTCGCCATACTTGGGAACCCACTTAGTAGTAGGAATAGTAGGCTTCTGTTCGTCTTTTATCTTCTGCAACAACTCGTCCGAGATTGTGAGGGTCTCGCCTCCTAGGGTGATTGTGGTCATAGCGCAAAGATTAGTCCTATAATTGGCGTCGCCAGGAATGGGCAGTTGAGTAGGTTACAGGCGACTGCTGCACTCACCCCAATGCCTGTTATTGTAGCTGCTACCATATACTTCTATTATATCATATAGCACTCTTAAATGCAAGTAAACATAGAACCCCACTCCAGGAAGATAGAGTGGGTTCTATGGGGACCCCGCCAGCTAAGCTGACGAGCCTTGACCAAATTGTAAACTACCCATTATCCCACG